CCATCGATTGCCGAAGAAATAAACGATGAATATGCCGGTAAAGTTAATGAAGCAATATTAACATTATTAAATATAACATTTACTTCTGCTGTAGGAGCTATTGATGATTTTGGAGTATAATTTAATAGTTTTGCTTGAGAAACAACAGATGATCTTTGAACAGCCGAATCCAAAAACATCTCATTAGCTACCATATTCAAATAATAAGCATTATATTGAGTATTATAAGAAAGAACATCCATTAGAATGTTCATACCAGAACCTTCAAAATTATAATCTTTAAAGGCGTCTTGGCTCTTTAAAAAAGTTTTGAAATTGTTCTTGATTGTATTAAAATCAAGGTCTGTAATTTGAATACTAGAATTTGCGCCGGCCATTATCTGGTCCTCGTTAATATTAAGTTAATAGCTGTTGGGGTTGTCTGATTTCCAATAAGGACATACAAAGAAACGCTAAATGCGTTATCGTCAGGTCTTGCACTCACATTAATCTGACTAATTGCTGCTCTTGGTTCATAATTGTTTATCATTCTGGCAATTTCATCTTCAATTAAATTGGCCGTTAATGCTGAAACTGGCTCAAATAATAATTGATTTAATGAACTTCCTATTTCTGGTTGAAACAGTCTTTCGTATAGATTTGTCGATAAAAGATTGCGAACTGACCTAATAACCGCCTGTTCGTCATATTTCATAGCAACATCACCAGTTCCTGGTTGCTTAAGGAAGGTTAAGTCCAAATCGGAGTAAATGTGATTTCTGGTTGCCATTCTTTATTTATTATACTATTGGTTGATTCTAGACAGTAGTTTTGCTGTACCGATAAAATTATTAAGTAAATATGTTTGAGTTTCACCCATATTTGAGAATTGTTTCACCGAATTATAATTATTCTGAAAAGTTCTTAAATTACCATAATATGTAATGTCTGCATTTTGTCTGGTTGTTAAATAAGTATTAGTATTCCCAACATCTGAGATTATTTGAGTAATTACTGTGTTGGAAAGACTGTTTGCTGTCACTCCATTATTCAATATCACTAAATCGGCTGAAAGTGTATTTGCATTATCATAAATCTGTGGTCCAACTAAAATACTAGTAAAACTACCTAAAATAGGTGAATTATTGATTATTCCATCGGTTTGGTTTGTAATATACAAAGCAGTTTTACCAGCAGACATTGCTGATTCATAGTATGGATTAACATCATCTTGGCCAACAAAAGGAGTTACTCCAGATAAACGATTGGTGTGTGCCAAAAACGATTGAGCATTTGTATATAAAGAATTTGCCGCAGGAATAATTGCCAATGCTTCAGTAATTCCTTGTGAATTTGCTAGTTCTGCAGCAACTATCATATCAGTAGAAATTGTAATAATTGTATTTACATACGAATTTACTGGATTTTGAAAATAGCCATTAACCGCATTGTTAGCAACATCTTGTGCTTGCCATGATTCTATAAAAGCTGGCATAGAATTCAAATGTGCTTGAGTGTTCGCAGAAAGTATTTCTATATCTTGATTTGGATCACTAAAATTGTATCCTAGAGTTGCATATACTCCAGAAGCATTATTAACTGTTGCCATTATCTAAACTCCAAAAAATGGGGTTAAAGGAGGTGCTGTTGTGTTTGGACCACCTTTAACTCCTCCATGCACATGCGTTTTAAATATTCCAGAATTAATAACATCAGACATTAAAACAGCATCCATAATTCCAAATTCTGCTAGCGGTGATTGTACTAAAGTTAATGATGATACAGGTCCTTCTGAATAAACACCTAAGTATCCAGCATATACGCCTGTTCCAGCATTTACTCTAGTTACAGAATTAATTATATCTGCGCCAATAGATCCACCCACAACTAAATCTGATGCTAGATATACATTATCTGAAGCGGCCATACGAATTGCTCCACCAAAATTTTCATTAGCAGTTATTGACACATCATCATCACTAGACAAAGATATATCTCCAACAACTCTAGTATTCATTTTACCGGCAACTTGTAAATTATAATTTCCATCTACTTGAACATTATGATCACCCAAAACATGCATGTTTGCATTACCATTAATTGTAATATTGCATGTGCCTTTTATTAATACATTTTTATTTTTAGCAATAATTTCATATCCGTCACCATAAATTTTTTGAACTTGGTCTCCATTTGGATGCATTTCAATAAAATTACCTGGGGTACCATTTTTTTGTGGTCCGTGTTGAATACGAACTCTTTCACGACCAGGAGTATCGTCCATTTCAAATGAATGACCTGATTCGGATTGTTGTATATTATTGTATGGATAAACTGGAGGTGTATCTTTATTGGCCGGAGATTCCGGTTCTGTCCATAAATTATCTGAAGGTGGAGTTAAGATAGTCATAATTAAGGTGTTGATTTATTTTGAGAAATTTGTGCTGTAGGAGATTCATATGAAGCAATTGCTTGATTAGCCGCATCTAAATCCGCTTGACTTACTGGAGTTAAAATGCCTGCAGTTGCTGCAAGTGGAATAGAAGAAAGACTAACAACAGCAGCAGCAGTTGATGTTACAAGATTAACAGCTGCAGAAGCTGTATTTTTTGCTTCTGTAATTATTTCGGAAATTTGAGAAAATCCTTCACTAAATCCTTGGCCAATATCAGTAAACACATTACTAACCAATTTTAAAAGTCTATCCAAACATTCTTTTAACATGGCAATAAATCTATCAGGTAAACTTAAAATCCATTGAATCAATGCTTTAATTTTTGTTATATAAGCAAGAACATATTGCTGAAAATCTTGAATTGGTTGAACTATTTCTTTTTGTATTCGTTTTAATTCTCTTGCCCAATCTTTTAATTTTTGAATTATACTAGATACTTCTCCCGTTGCATCTGAAAAACCTAAAGCTTTCATAATTTCACGAATAGCTTCTCTAATTTGATTTGCTATAGCTTTTGTATATTTTTTAAGATTAATATTTTTTTGCATTTCTGATATAAAATCACAAACGTGAGCTAAATTTTCATTTGCAACACCTATTGTGGTATTTTCAACAATACTTCTAGAACCTGCCGGTAAAGAAGAATTGCCTACAACTTGGCCACTATTTTTATAAGTTTCTGGTAAATCAGGACCACCAACTTCAACAATATCTCCTGTAAAAGAAACTTGTACTGTAGCTACGATAGGTAATGATTGTGTATTGGCCATTATTGTACAATTCCAGGTAAAACACCCATCATTACAGGATATTGTCCAGATTCTCCATCCATGAAGAATCCTACAACCCAATCACCTAATGATGGTGCAGAAAAAGATTTTGAATTATTTATGGGGTACATTGGTTGAGCCCAAGGTAAATCAGTAACAGGCAATTGACTTTGGTTTTGAGTGTGCCAACCAAAAATTCTAACTTGACATCGGCCAAAACCTAAAGGATCGACTCGATTTTCAACTATTCCCACCCACCAGATAAAAGAACTAATACCAAGAAAATTATTTCGATTTGACATTATGATTTACCATCAACATATTTTTGTAAATTGGAAGCATTATATGCAGCATAAGGTTTGCTTACACTTTCTTTAGCCAATTCCATTACAGTTATATAGGAGTTGTTTTTTACAATATGTCGCACAGCTGTTATTAGATATTTTCCTGAATAAAAAGAATCTTTTTCTCTATTTTCTGTGCCGTTAAATCCATATGTATTAAATACTACAGTTTTTCCAGCAAGTAAACTTGGATCCCCGGCGACAGTTAATTTAATTCTTGTGTAATTAGCTAAAGCAATTTGTGCAACTCTATTAGGCATATATTTACGAATATTAATATCATTAGCCACACTATCAGGATCTTGTGCAATATATGAAACTTTTTTCATTTCAGTATTTTCTGTAGCCATTCTTAAAGTGCCTACTTCTAGTTCATTCGGTGGTAAATCATATATTGTTTTTTTATGTCTATTCCTATAATCATTAACAACAGCACCGGGATTCATTTTTTTTGATTTATTGTAATATTCTGCATAATTAAAATCATTGTCTATTTTAAAAGTTCTTGTTAATGGATTAAGTGTAATTAATCTATTAGAAAAAGTTCCGTTTGCAATTCCACCAAGAGTATCAAAAAAATCAAGAACTTCAAAATTTAAAGCATTAGTTACTTGTTGATTTAATTCTATATCTATATTTTTAGGATCAAATTTATATGTTTGATATTCTTTTTGGTTATACATTGTTTGTAATGATCTAAAAAAATATCCATCAGAATTTTCATAAAACAACATATCAGCACCAACTTTATTTGCTGGTAAAGCATATGTTGAAAGCCAATTGATAGTTTCAAATAATTTTTTATTAGGTAAAATAAAATCGTATACACCAGAAGAATCATCAATATTGATGGTTTTTGTTCCCGTAATACCAACTCTTATATAGCTAGTTAATATCATTTTAATAATTTCTGATATTTTTTTGCCTTTTACGGATTTTGAAATACGATATTGCTCAGATAATAAAAATTCTTCAGAACAAAAATTTATAGTATAAACTTCATAAGCATTACTTTCGCCAGTTGATCTGTTTGATATTTTATATAATCTGTAATTTTTTTTAATTGGATAATTATCCGATGATGTTTTTCTTAATGTTATTTCTAAAAATTCTGTTCCATTTAAACGAAAATTTGAAATAAGTCCAAGAGCATCCGAAATAACCAATTCACCTGATATTGTACTACTATAAATATCTTCAAA